TGACAAATAAGGTGCAATCGTGATTTTAGAAATTAAGTAAGGTTACTCACGACTTTCACAGAAAGTTGGAAGTCGTAGTTAGGGTGTTGGTCTTCCATTTTGTGAAGCTCGTGGGCCGCGGTCTTTTCGCATTCGGGTCCGAGCGGGAATTGTTTAACGTATTCCCACGCAAAGGCATCGCTTTTTGGTCGGCGCAACATTACAAGCGCCATTTTTTTTGTAGTGTTTGTCATAATAGCCTCTATTTTTTTTCGCAGATGTCGCACAGGTATATGGTGTAGCCTAGCTCGTCTTCATATGGCGTTAGCTCCACCTCGTCGTGGGTTTTGCAGTACTGCGCGTCCTCTTGTTTCCAAGGGCAGTTTGGCAGCATCTCGTCGTGATCACCTCTATCGAGCATCATAATTTATTAAACCGTTCTAGGACTGTCATTTTCCGATAAGACGGGCTATTCAGTTGTTTAGCTGAAATTACCCACAGTTTTTCTGCCTCTTCGTTAGTGACTATTACTGTGTCGTTAGTTTCTTGGAGAAAATGCGCCTCTTCTACAGCGGCTTCGTGGTCGGTGAACATCATGTAAAACTCCTACTATATAAATACTTTTGACTTCGAGATATCCAACTGCCTTCCATATTTGAATATATTGCTCCTTTTAACTTTCCTACTATCTTGCCATCGGGTGAGGCAAAATCTTTTTTCTTTGCTGTAAGGCCGTGAGAGATAAACCCGCTTGCTTTATAAATAGCTCCAGTATGTTTTTGCGCCGTGTCTGCATAAGAAATTAATAACTTTAAAGGATACCTTTTTCTTAACAATCGCGTAGCAATTGAAATCATTCTGGAGCAAGAGTTTTTTGGTGAATCAGAAGCAAAAGCCAACCTATTAATCTCCAACACACCGCTCTGGTCATCTTTGTTATAAAGACCTTTAATAGAGTGTGGGTTAGGAATGGAAAAAGTTATTGCCCCCCAAAGTACACCGTTATACAAAGCTCCAAAAGAAAACTGATGCAAAAATCCTTTCTCGCCCAAATAATGATGCAATCGATAAATTTCACTCGCTTGTTTTTTGCTAATAGGCACTACTTTAAATTGGAGCGGGGAGGTCGGAATCGAACCGCCATACGGATCTTCTGGAAAAAGATCAAGCTCCATAGCTTCCCCGCGATCTATCATAAAACTTCATCCTCTTTTTTAAGCTCAAGAAACAATACGTTGTAGTTGTGTCGTCGGCACCAGACTTGGATGCCGGTAGGTGTCCATCCGACATCAAGTTCAGCATAGTCGGCAGGTGAGATTAGAACGTCCATGCGTTGGTCGTCAAACTCTTTAAGGCATTTGCGACAATGAATAACCGCCATTAACTGGTTAGGTATTTCTAAGGCAGGGCGTTTGGCGTTACGAAGTTTTGACAACTCGTCCACTTGGTTCTCCATATCAGTCACTTACCGCAGTCTCTTACTAAACTACATTAACTGTTTTATTATCGGATATTCCCATTATATTTTCAAGCGCCATCATCTTGCACATTGCGATTTCTGTTTCGTCGAGGCCCGCGGAAAACTCTTCGGCCATTGCCGCGGCTTGACCCGAGCGCCGTGAGTCGGGAGCCGTGATGCCTAGCTCCAGTGCTTTGGCGACCATATCGATTTGTCGTTGACGGTTAGTCATGGCTAGTCTCCTCGCTTTCCTCAACAAAATCTCCTTCCTCGTCGCTGATGTAATTATTCCACCAATCTATAAAGGGTTCAGAGCGGTCATACTTTTCGTCGATACGAGACTGCGGTTGTTCCGTGCTGTTGCATTCTGCTGTTGGGTGTTCTTCGATAAGATCGCCATATCCTGTGAAATCCAAATAGGACATGATTATGTGGTGGCATTCGTCATAACTTAGGCCATGATACTTCGCCTTGATAAATCCGTTTTCATCATGGTTTATTAAGAATTTAGTCATGGCTAGTCTCCTCGCTTTGCAGGTAAACGGTTTGTTGCATGTCGTCGTTATTACAGTGCGGGCATGCTTGAATAGACGGCACAGCTTCTTGAAATATATCATCGCAAGCCAGACAGTGAACAGTAAGTTTGTTATGCCTCTCTTCCCAGAGTTGTCGTTGTTTGTTAGTCATGTCAGTCTCCATTAGTTGAAGTAACAGTATAAGACTATATAAGATAAAGTCAACGACAGGCATAAAAAAACCTCAGACCGTTTCCGATCTGAGGTTTAAACTCAACTAACTAACTAATTAGTGCAAAGGTGAATAAGCACGGAAGAGATACTACGGGACAATATGGGATTAGTCCAGAACTTTTTTAGCTGAATCCGAAGAGCGTTTGTAAATTGTAAAAATCCAACGCAACTGTCCGCTAATTGTCCGGCCCTCGGCTTTTGCCAACTCTTTTATCTCTAAGTAGACTTCCACCGGCACAAGAACGCTCTTCCATCGTGTCGTGTCCATTATATTCTCCCCGCAAGTATCTGATAGTCTAAGACTATATAGGAACTTATAAGAAGAATCAAATTTTATGCAAAAAAAACCCCAACATTGTTGGGGTTGAAATAAAGGAAAACATTATGTCCTTTAAGTATGCACACTTTTTATTTGGTGTCAACAACTAAAAGGGAAGAAACGACAGATTAATCCATTTCTTCTTTATTTGGCCTCTCCCCAAGACGGTCCCATCTCAATATCACATTTGTTAGGCACTTCTAAAGGCACCGCGTTTTCCATAATGTGGGCCACTTCCCGTGCCTCGTCCATGTCTTTGACGGACATAGCTACCTCATCATGTATCTGCACCATAGGCAGTTTTCCGGCGCGGTAAATGTTAACCATAGCCTGTTTAGTCATGTCCGCGGCACTGGCTTGTATAAGCCTGTTTAGGGCCTTATACGTGTACGCCCGCTTGAGCCGAGTCGTGTCGCCATACTCCTTAACTGCGTCCCGATACGGCAGGGCTTTGTTCATAGCAAAGGTGTCGGGCTCCCACAGATCAAAGCGGCACTTGCGCCCCAGTATGCTACGGATTGAACCGGCACTGCTCTTGTCGTTCAGCCGGCTCTGTACGCCATTCATAAGACCTTTCACAAACGGTACGCGGTCATGGTACTGCTTAACCAGAGCCTTGGCCTCGGACACTTCGATATCTAACTGATCCGAGAGCTTATTCACGCCCATCCCGTACATCATCCCGAGGTTAATGGTCTTGGCTTGTTTACGGTTTATGTTAGCCATCTCAGCTACCATTGTGTGAAAATCCATGTCTGGGTTATCATTGTATCCGTTAACAAATTCTTCAACGGCATCCATCTGAATACCTCGGGACTTACCAAACACATGAGCATAGTGAACTAAGATGCGCGGCTCCTGTTGCGAGAAATCAATTGCCGCCCACTGCTCACCCTCTTCTGGTAAGAACAGACTGCGAATCATCGGACCTAGCTCTGGATCGCGGGCCGGTATCTGTTGCAGGTTTGGATTGTTCATTGAGATGCGGCCCGAGACTGTACCGCCATCGTCCGATCTGATCTGGTTAATGTGACTATGGATGCGGCCATCCTTGTGCGTGTGTTTCATAATCGTATTAATGAAAGTACCCGAAGTCTTGTTCAGGTTCCGCGCCTCCAAGATGAGCTTGGGGAGCGCATGGTCTGTCTCTTGGAGGAAGCTCTTAGTGAACGACGGTGCGCCTTTCTCAGTCTTTGGATAGCTGACCCCTGCCTTATCAAAAGCCTTGGCGAGAGACTGTGCCGCCCAGATTTCTACATCACCCCCCGCCATGCTTTTGATTTGTTTCAGGACAGCCTTTTCCCGCTTCAAGATCTGATCCCGTGTGACCTCAAGTCTGTTGGTATCGACACGGACACCCCGCATTGTCATGTCAACCAAGCATGGGAGGAGTTCAAGCTCCAAGTTAGCGATAGGCCAGAGATCTTCTTTGCCGAGCGTAACACTAAAGTAGTTCCACAACTCCAGTGTGAGTTCAGCATCGACTTCAGCGTAGGGTCCGACATACATGGCGGGCATCTTCCACATCTCAGCCTTGGGATCAACGCCAAATTCCCTAGCAGCGGCGACTAAGTCTTTCTCTGACTTGGTCTTGGACAGGTGGTCGTAAGCCAGTGCGTTTAAGCTGTAGCTGAAGCGGTTCTCGTCGAGCAGACTAGCTATCAGCATCGTGTCTATTATCTTGCCT